TCTTAACTTATTTGATACCTACTTGTTCATTAATCCACTTCTGAAGCTCTACTACTTGAGCTGTGGTTTCTGCACATTGTCCAGCAAGAACATTGTAGGCGGAGATAACATCAGTGACGCTGGGGGCCGTGGAAAGTCCTGACACTTTACTGCTACTGGGGTTGTTCCACACGCTAGTAGACTTATAGTAGTTCCTAATAGCAGACAGCTTAGCTTCATATTCATCTTGAATTCCTTTTGTAACTAATGTTTGTTGTTTCGTGATTGATTCGACTTTTGCTTCTTGCTTCGCTGCTTCTTCTCTAACCACATGTTGAAAGTCAACGAATCGTTTATGCTCAAAGCTATAGCCAAGATACCAAGTACCAGCCAATAAAGCAACACATACTCCCATTTTGACATAAGTTAATACCGATAAAGGAAACATTATTTATCATCCAAAGGTTTAGTTGTCGTAGCTCTAAGATAAGCTATGACAATACCAATAACAAACATAGAGATACTGTATACCTTAGGGTCTAATAAGTCTTGAATATAAGAAGAATTATCTGAGATAGCCCCAAGTAAGAATAGTAAACCAGAGAACCACATAGTTCTCGACTTTAGCATTCCTTTAAACTTGTTCATTACTTAATCTTTTTCTTAACGGCAATCTTACTTTTAACTTTAGCTTTACCTGCTTTAGATAGTGCAATAGCAATAGCTTGTTTCTGTGGCTTTCCTTCTTTCATAGAAGTACGAATATTAGATGACACAGTCTTTTTAGAACTACCTGATTTGAGAGGCATGATTATCCTTTATAATTTGCATGTAAGAAGCATTCTTGCTCAGCAAGTCTACGCTTTAAAATACTATCGCTGTGTCCATTACTTACCATACACCACTTAGGAAACTCTACAGCAGCTTCGTTTTTTCTACCTTCTTTAAGTAGTTTAAGAAGTGTAGAACGCTTAAAAGCACCACATCCTAAGTTGTAAGTAAAAGACACGAGAGCATCAAACTCATATTGAGTAAGGTCTAGTGCTGAAGAATTGACACAATCTTCAGCAGACTTAACATCATCTCTGAGAAGTTGTGTAGCTTGTCCCATAGTAATAGGGCTTCCTTGAACTAAACCATCACCAACAACCATTAAATGTCCATAACCCACTGTCCATTTACTTGCTGTATCTAAGTAAGGCATACTACGAAAGCCTTCAAAGGTTTTAAGTTGTTCAATACCTTTGTCAGAAGTTCTCATGTTGCTGCTGTTTGTGAAGTTAAGATACCATTAGTAAATGTCATGCTACCATTAGAGCCAAGCGTAGTTAACTTAGCTGTAGTGATTGTTCCAGAATAGCCAGTAGGTTTGTGTTTAATATAATCTACGGCAGCAGTATTGGTTTGTGTCCAGTCAGACTGTACTTGATTAATACCAGGAATACCTGTAATAGTTCCACCAGTAATTCTAACGTTGTTAGCACTCTGAGTAGCCATATCACCTAGACCTAGATTAATACGAGCACCTGATGCGTTATTTGCTCCAGTACCACCTTGTAAAATAGACCAAACATTAATACCGCCTTGTGCTTGTTGAATGTAAGTACCTAAGTTACGAAACCAATCACGCCAGCTTTGTACTTCACCAATCTTATCTTGAGGAATTGGAGGTAAGTTATTAGCAGCCATCTTCAACACCTTCAGCGTAGCCACAACTTTGTAAATCTTCTAATGAATCTTGGACTTTGCATCCAATGTCAAGTCTGTAGGCGATTGAATTTGGAATCTCAATCTTCTTCTTAATCTTTCCGTAGACTGAATCACGAGCTTTCTCAATAGAATCTCCTAAACCTACTACTGTGCAGACATAGTCCCCAGCAGTAACAAACATAGGAACATCTAATTTAAGTTCTCCGTCAACCATTGCAGGACCTTTGCCCCATTGGACTTCACAAAGATGTACATCATTAACGGCATCTTCCATTGTCAAGCCCCAAATAGGATAACCAGAGTTTTCTTTCTTAGTCATACGACTATAAGGATAATCAGGAATGGTAACTACAACACCGCAAGCAATCTTATCTGAAGTCTTTAAAGTATCTTTACCATCAATCATGTCAAGCATCCATTGGGCAGGGTCTCCCTTGTGCAAAGACATCTGAATGTTAAACAAAGGCCAACCTGGACGAGTAGTGAACTCTAAAGGCCATGCTTTACCGTTCTTGTCAATAATGCAGTTCACATCGATATAACCTGTGTAGTCAATACCATGAAGCATATTTTCTAGTGGTTTGAGCATCTGGTCAGCTAGTTTAGATTCTTTAGTGTAGCGAACAATAGTACCTTGTTCACCAGTAGTAACACCTAATTCACCATCCATAAGCTTCTTGTGTTCCCAAGATTCACAGAAGTTCTTAGAGAAACCACCAGCACCAAACCAACCACCAACACCGAACTCAATGCCAGGACGAAACTCTTGAAGAATGAACTTACCTTTAAAGGATTTCTTTTTCTTCCAATAGCCAAGCATGTAAGTCATATCAGCAGCAGATTTAGCTACATAGGATAAAGTCTTATCTCCATCACCAATAGGTTTAGACACAAAGCGACGTGGGTTTTCTTTAACATAGGCGATAGCATCGTCATAGTTGTCAAAGGTTTGACTAGGAATAGTTTCAATGCCTGCTTTGTTCAGAATCTGCTCACCATAGTCACGTTCTTGTTCCCAACGAGTACCAGCTAAGTTTGCACCAAAGATAGGAAAACCTAAATCACGATAACGCTCTAGACCATGAATGTAATAGATGTTATCTGTAACAAAGATTAAGTCAGCCCATTTCATGTGGTCTTCCCACGAGCTAACTCGTTTAATAAGACCACCGTCACCTACTTCAGCACGTGAGCCATCTTTGTTATGACGTAAGAACATTTTAACTTCATGTCCTGCAGCTTCGCTACGAAGACCAAAGGAAAGACCGCAACCGCAGCCTGATGGGTCAATAATTAGTATTTTCATCTTGTTTCATCGCTAGGTGCTGCTACCACAGGAATAGAAGTTTTCATTAACAACCTACGGAATTGATTAATTTGTTTAGCAGCTTCTGCAGTGTTCATAACACTTGTCATTGCATCATATTTCTCAGCAGGAATATTAAATCTTTTTTGTACTTCAGGACCTATTTCATGCCACATTGCTTTAGCATCTTTTACAGTAGCATTATTTAAATAAGATAACATTTCTTGATTAAACTGTTTCATTCCTTCAGGAACTTTACTTAGATTCCATAGGTGTGCTTTTATTTCTTTAGCACCTCCAGCACCTTTTTCAAATAGACCAGGGAGTTCATCTTTAGCAATAGCAAGAGCTTCTTTAGAATAAGCATCACGAGCCATCTTTTCAGAAGCTTTACCAGTAGTAGAAGTTAGATATTCATTAAAAGCAGTACGGACTTTCTCAGCATCTTGCCAAGACATCTTAGTAGTAGCATTTTTTAAGTTCTCTACTACATCTTGACCAACTACTGCTTGTCCTTTAGCATTTCTAAATAAGTCACCAAATTTAGTTTCTTGAGCAGCGTTACCGCCAGTCAATGCTTTAAATTGAGCAGATTCTAAGAAAGACTTACCTGCTTTGCTTACTTTGTCGTAAGCTTGTTTAGTTTGTTCATATAGACCATGTGATATTGGTTTACCTGCAACAACAGCATCAGGATGAGCCGTAGCAAGTTCTTCAGCTACAGCACGTTGATTAATCATTTGACCAGCTTCGCCATGAGCTGCTGTGGCAGTTACAGGAGTAACTTCACCTGTAATAGGATTAATATGTTCTGTCTCACCAAAGGCTTTAGCACCTGCCTGAGCATCTACTTTAGCACCACCAGTAAAGAATTCTTTAGCTTTACCTACCATGCCTTGTGCAGCATAACCTGCTCCAGGAATACCAGTAGTTTGTCCTACTTTATAGGCCATTTTCTTAGCAATAAATGTTTCTACAGAATTGCCAAGCAGTGCTTTATATCCTGTAGATATAGCTTGTGTAGGTAACTTAGCACCTGCAGCAAGACCTGCTATTACTTGTGTTCCTGTACCAAAACCTAAATCTTTTGTTATTTGTTCTGCTAAACCTGAAGCAGCCCCTAGTACTACACCAGCAATAGCTGTAGGAACAGAAGCAACACCCATACCAGCGACTAATCCTATACCGCCTCCTATGGCAGCACTTGTGCCAATAGTTTTAGCATATTCACTAGCATCGCTAAGTTTAGCTTTAGAAGGGTCTCTACCAAATGTTTCTGTAATATCAGAACCTAATCTAGCACCTTCTTGTTTACCTTGTTCTTTTTGTTGTTGTTGTTTAAAAGAAGGAACTAAAAAGCCAACAATATCTTCAGGTTTATATCCAGCTTTTTCAGCAGCATCTTTATCAAAACTAGCTTCTTGAGAAACAAAAGAAGCAATCTCATCCATTGAATGCCCAGCAGCTTTAGCACCTGCTACATCAAACTGTACATTTACTTCAGCTTTAGGCTCAACAGCCTTAGCTGTGTCTACAGCAGGAGCAAAACCACTTTCTTTTGGAGTTACTTTAGAAGGTGCTATTCCTGCAGTAGCTCTAGCTGTATCAAAGCTTACTGGCATATTAATCCTTTTTAATAAGGAAAGAACTCATAGGAGCTGTTGGCTTACCTTCTGGTGTAGTAGTGCTTCCGCCACTTTCAGGGTATTTCTCAGCTACATAATTACCAAAAGTTTGTTTACTTCCTTCTTTAACTTGGTTTTGCCAAGTAAAGACATCTTGAGGAGTATATGGATATGCTTTGTTAATAGCTTGATAAGATTTAACAAGAGACTCACGTTGAGATTTATTTAATGTAGGATTTGAAGCTTGACCTTCAATACCTGCTCTAGCCGACTGAGCAAACTCAGCAAGCTTTTGATAAGCTAGTACAGGACTCTGAGCAAAAGCTTGTGTCATTAATGACTTTTCAAGATTCTTTCTATCTGTTTCAGAAGCACTTGTACCTAAGATAAGAGTAGCTTGTTGACGAATTAAAGGTAATGCTAAGGCTTCAAATTGCTGTGTTGCTACGTTAGACATAGGACCTGTAGCAGCAGACGCAGCAGCACCAAAGAAAGTATCTGTTTTAAGATTACTAAATGCACCACGAGAAGGAACTTTCTCACCTTTATTAGTAAGAATAGCCATGTTGTCTAAACCAATTTTCATTTCATTGGCTGCAACAGTTACGTTAGTATTTGTTTTAATGTTATTAACACCAGGCTCTTTATAAGGACCTGCAACGTTAGCAAAGAGCTGAGTTTCTCTTTCATCTTTAGGTGCGTATGTTGCACCTGTAGAGCCTACAAAAGATGTTGGAGTATCTGTAGAAGGTTTAGAAATACCAGCACGTCCAGGTTTATCTAAACTTAATCCTTCAGTAGGTTTTGCGGCATAAGCAGGACCTGCTTCAAAAGCAACCATTGCATTATATACTTTATCACGAGTCTGAGTAGTATTTTCAATAGGTTCATCTATTTTGATATTTGCCGCATCTGCAATAGCTTTAGCATAATTAGCAGTAGATTCTTTAGTATTACCTTTAGCACCTGCAGGGGACCATGTTTCAGCAAGACGCTCAGGAGTAACAGGTTTGTTACCAAATTTAGCTTTATAAGCATCACTAGTACCTGCAATTTTACCTTGTAAGTCTTTTTTACCTGCTTCAGCACCTTCTTCAGGAGTAGCAAAAGTACGAATCTCACCTGTTTTAGGGTCTGTTAAATTTAAAGGATTATTTTGACGAACACTTACAGGAGCAGACGGGGCAGCTTCACCAGAAGGCAACAAACCAGCAGCTCTAGCAATTTCAATAGGAATAGGTTTTTGTGCAGTAGTATATATAATTGCTTGTTTTAAAGCAATTTCTTTGGCTGCTCTTACATTATCTTCAGCTCTATTTTGTATTTGAGAAAGTGTATTAGCAGCAGTGGCAGCAATTTGTTGTGCTTTTAAATGCTGGTCAGCAGTCTCAGTCATTTTAATAAGTTCTGCTTTTTGAGTTTTAAAATCTAAATTAGGATTTCTCATAATAGATTCTACAGACATACGAGCAGCAGGGTCTTTAACAGTTTGATTAATTACGTTTTGTAAATCTTCAGGAGAAGAAGCACTTTGTAATAATTGACCAGCGTATTCTAATTCACCTTGTTTAACTTTTAAAGTATCAAGTTGTTGTTTATTTACATCTGTAGATAAATCTCCAGCTTGCTTTTGTAGTTTATAAGCAGCAGAAGATAAACCTTTACTATTAAGCATTCCAGCAGCTTGGTTTAAAGTAGCTACTTGTTTAATAGGGTCTTTTATATCCTCAGGTGTTTGTCCTGCGTAAGCTTGGCTCAATATATTTTTAGAAGCGATGTCTTCAGTGACACCTTTCATTGCTCCGTAGCCAGAAGCAAATGCCTCAACTGCTGTTTGTTCTGCCATGATTAACCGCCCATTCCAGTAGTACCACCAAATGCACTTCCCCAGTCTGCAGCAGCAGGAGCAGCATTACCACTGCTTGATAAGTTACCTGAAGCATCGTAAACATTTCCAGTATAACCACCTGACATACCAGAACTCATTCCAGAATAACCAAAAGGTTGTGTTTGAGTTGTACCACCAAACAAATTACCCATAGCACCAAGAGCAGAAGTAGCTTGATTAATAGCACCAAATTGACGACTCTGTGCTAATGTAGCAGCTTGTGATTGAGCCATTCCTGCAGCAGCAGGAGACTGAGAAGCACCTGATAATTGCATTAAATTAGCAAGCTGTGAGTTGTAAAAAGAACCAAAAGTATTTTGCCCTACGTTTTGTAAAGCATTTTGCTCAGCACCTGATTGAAGCATACCAGTGGCAGCAGCACCACGCTGAGTAGTTCTCATGCCTTGTTGTAACTGTTGTTGATAACCAGGCTGTGACATAGCCATTGATGGGTTATTCATCAAAGTATTTAATTGTGTAGCAGCTTGACCACGGTATTGACCATAGGGGTCATACTGGCCTGAGCCACCTCCGCTACTCCCACCGCCACTGCTACCACCTAAACCTAATGGATTCCCTGTGAGGGCGTTTACACCTACTGTTAAGCCTACTACTGAGGCTGCAACTGAAGCTGACATAATGTTGTTTCCTTATAAAGGCTCAGAGCCTGTCTATAATCAATGGTAATTTCTTCACCTAATAAGCCTCCACGCATTCCTGATATTGGTTTAGAGGCTACCAAGTCAATATCTTCATTATCTCGTAAAACAAAAACTGCATTTGCATTCTTGGAATGGTTTGTATATCTACCAGCAGGAGTTCTTTTTTCATTTATTCGAGCAGGGGCAATAACTTCACCTTCTTGAATATTTCCTGTAGCAAACAAACCTTTACCCTCAATTTTGGAATCAGACACCATTGCTTTGTAGCTTCCTTGTGGAAAAGGTATCTGGTCTCCTTCGTATTCTGATATTTGTCGAACAAGATTTAAATCTAACTTATACTCTGCCATTGCTTTTTCAAAGTCTTCAACATCTATTGAATGGTCATAAGTTAATATTTTATTTTGTTCTTTAAGATGTTCTTCAAGAAATTCATTCTCTTCAAACAACATCTTTTCTAATTTAGCAACATCTGTTTCTTCTGTAGCATATATGTTTTGAAAAGTCATTTCTTCTAATACATAAGCTACTTTACGACCTGCGGATGCTATAAATGACTTAGGAGCACTTATTTCAACCTTGTTTCCGTCAGGATTAACAAATAACATTTTACCTGTTAACATTACACATAAATGAGGTTGCTTATGGAAATGACCTACAACTAAAGTACCAGTACCATAAGTTACTTCTCTAATGTAAAGACCAGGACCAAAGTGATGAACTACAGGACAATCAGCTTGTTCTTGCTTTAGCAGTTCTTTGGTTAAGTTATCTATTTTATTTTCTAATAACTTTGTTGGTAACTGCTCGTTCATTCTATTTCCGATACTGAGTAGGGGCAGGACCACCGCCTTCTAAATCTCCAACTTCAAAGTCTATTTCAGCAGCATCAAGTCTTAACGGTTGATTGTCTGTACATAAGAATTCCCAAGCTCTACGACGTGCCTGACCTGTTTGATAAATCTGAGCACGAGGCGCATTAAGGCTTACAGTACGATAAGGAGACCATGATTTGTAGTCATCATCGCTATGACGAATGTTCATCGTAGCAGGAGCTTTATCACCAATAATCTCAACACGATTATAAAACTTACGCTTGGTAGTTCCATTATCAACAATGTCTGTTACAGCTCGATAATAAATTGGAGCACCAGCGTCATTATAATACAAATCTGATAAAGTGTAAAGAGTTCCGTTATCATCATCTAAAAGATAATAAGTTAAGCCATCACCTGTAAAGTAACTAGGACGGAAGTACTGTTCTGCATAGACTCCAGGAACACCTGAATCTACATCGCCTATTGCCCACATAGTCCATTGATGCCACATTTTCTCAGATACGTCGTATACTATTGTAACATTTAAATCATGTAAAGTCAAGACATAAAAAGGATGTCCATTGAATCTAAAAGAATAAGCAATAACAGTTTGCATATTACTGTTGTTCAAAATACGGTCAATATAGACAGTAGAGAGCTTTACAGGAGCTGTGCCATCAATACCATAGACACCAGTACCTGTGGTTTTAGAAATGCCTACAAAGAGCACTGTATTCTCAAAGCTTACAATAGAGTTACCATTAGCACAGCCTACTTCAAACTTATAAGAAGGAGCAGCACTTAAAGGAGAGCCAGGATAGTTACCTACGTCATAGAAGAAGTCTGTAGACCACTGACCAAGCCCTAAAATGTAGTTTAAATGCTTAGCAATACCTACTAGATTATCTGGCTCAGATTCGGCTGAAACATAGTTTAAAGCATTCCAAATAGTAGGATTACCTAACTCACAGTTATACAGTCTACCAGCTACAGTACCTATAACAATGTAAGAATCTAAGAATACTGCCCCAGGCGTTAAAGGTCCTGAAGGAAAAGCATTTAACAATGCTGTAGCTGAGGCTCCTGAACCTGTAATGTCAACAAAAGTAACTATAATGTTGTCTGAAGATGTATATCCTGAACCGCCATTAGTAATGGTAACACTTTCAATAATACCTGATTGCCATGTAGCATCTGCAGTAGCACCTGTGCCTGCACCGCCTGAGAAAGTAATTAAAGGAGGAGCATTGTAGCCACTACCGTCTAAAGTCATGGTTACGGCATTAATACCACCGTTACTAATAGTAGCAATAGCTTTAGCAACTAAGCCTGAGAAGGCAATCGTAGCTGTACCGTCAGTAGCTGTACCGCTAGTAAAAGTAGGGGCTGTAGAGCCTGTAACACCGCCTACTGTGTAGGTATATAGATTGTTACCATAATAAACTTGTTGTTGAGCAGCTACAGTTAAACCTGCAGACCATACAGTACCAATAACCACTGTAGGAGTGCTTGTAAAGCCTGAGCCTGACGCAGTAACAGTAATTGCTGTTACACCACTACCTGTAGTTGTGACCGTTCCTGTGGCTGTTACACCGCCTCCTGAAGGGGCTGAGAAAGTTACTGTAGGGTTTGTGTAGCTTAGACCACCAGTAATGATGTCCACAGAAGCTACGTTATCGTTTTTAATCTGACTAAATACACCAGTAGAACCATCTACTAAATAACCATTAGTTTGGTTATGTACAAATAAATAAGTACTATCTAAGGTTTGAACAAAGTAACAAGTTTGGACAGCTCCTGTAAGCGTACCAACAACAGTTGAAACATAAGTGCTGGGGTCAATTTTATACAGAATATTGTTAACGACAGCATATAAGAATCCTTTAAATAGGTAAATACCTTGACCTTGTGCAGAAGGCAAAGTAGGCGTTACAGTTTGAATTGCTAAACCAGGACGCTTAATAAACTCACGCTTAACATCTCGTGATTCAAAGTAACCATTGACGCACTTGGAATCGGTCTGTAAATCACCATTCCGAGTCTCAATAGGTTGAGATAAAGGAATTCTTTGTAGTGGCATTAGTTTGGTTGTCCAAAGGTCACGTTAGACATGCGAAGGTCAGCTTGGAAGAATGTAGAAGTTGATTCAACATCCCAGTCTGTTAATTGGTCACGATATGCTTTAGCTCTTGCAGCAATCTCTTGACGATGTCCTGTAGGTACAGAGTATTCAATAGCAAGCTGGTCTGCTAAGTTCCATACTAGAGTATTCATCCATTCATTAGGGAAGTTAGGAATAGAAGAACCATAATTGATGTCTTCGATAGGCTGTTGAGCCATGACATGCAGTTCATACTGGTATGCAGCATTGTAGTTAGGAGTCAAGTAAGCGTATAGATTACCTGAGTTCTGACGAATCTGATAATAAATAGAGTTAGCAACACCAGTACTAAACTTAGAGCCTAAAGTGTTGTATTCTTGTTGACTCAGAATCTGCAGAGGAATATCAATAGGAGGGCTTACAGTAATCTGACGTAACCATCCTTGGATAATCTTTAAAGGCTTAGGAGTATCCAAGTCAGTAGTAGGGTTCTGTGATACAGGTCCTAAGACGTATTCAGTCTGTCCATTAACTAAAGGGACGACCAGTTCATTTACTGTCCAAAGTTTTAAGCCTTCTGTAGCCATCTGCTTAACAAAAAGGTTTAAAGCTAAAGACGCATTAGCCACAGTCTCTGAATCAGGAACAGAGCCTAGTTCCAAGACACCTAGCTTGCGTAAAGCTAAGCTGATAATCTGGTCACGGTTTACAGTAAACACACTTGACATATTTAGCTTCCAAATAAGAGACGAATGGCTTTATCTAAGCCGATTGATTGAGCGACTACTACAGCCAGAGCACCTACAGCAATGTACTTAATCTGTGATAAGTTTTTTTCTATAGAGTGCATAGTTTGTTTTAAGTCTACGGTAGTTTCTCGAAGTTCTTTGATGTCTTCAGCGTGGTTAACTTGATTGACTTCGAGGCGTACTACTCTGGTTTCTAGTTGGTCTGGCATGGTTATTATTTATTTTCTAATGTAAATGGAAACATTTTTAATTGTTCGGTATAGAGCAATTGGGTCATTATGCAAGCCAAGGCAACGGTGGTGTAATGATTGGTGGGTTGGCTAAAATAATAATTTGATTATCCAAGTTAGTCTGAATAGACGCAACTTGTTCAGCACCCATCGCTTCTTGAACCCAAGCTACTATTTGATTTTTAGTTAACTTGTCGTATGGCGTAAATAAAGATTTTGAAATGTAAGTTAATGATTGTGTTCCATAAACTGTAGAATTATAAGTTCCATCGGTTCCATTGACACGCCAATGAACATTAGAAACGACATTTGATTGCCCCTCAGCAGAAGGGATGCAGTCTAAAGAATCTATTACCCACGTATAAATATTTGTCATTTTTATTCCTTAAATTATGCTGGAGCTACTGTTGTAATTGTTCCTGAACCACCCCTAAACTTTAAAACACCTGCTTCTACATACAAAATACCGCCAGTAGAAAAAGTTGAAGTAGGAGGTGTAGATGGTGGCAACACAAGAACGCCAGCACCACCAAAAGAAGAATTTGAGTTTAATAACAAGTTACCAGTAAAAGCACCTACATTATTAATAAACTGAGTTCCTAAACCTGTATTACCAACAACGCTAGGTGTTCCTAAGACTTTAATAGCTGGTGTTATATATACACCAGCAAAACTGTTGCCAACATAAGAATTATTAGAAGGAATATTTCCAGCGTTGTATTCTTCAATGCCATATGCAGCATTGCTTCTTGGGCCATCATTCTCAAAAGTATTTCCTGCAATGACATTTCCATTTGGAGTGTAAGCATTTCCACCAATTAAAATATCAGAAACATAAGTATTTGAAGCATTACCATCATAAAAATTATTACCAGTAATTGTCCAACCAATAGGGTCTATTGTTCTAATTCCTTCTTTTTGCATATAAAAGAAAGTATTTCCTGTAACAACAGTAGCAGTTACAGCAGTAGGAGCATTGATTCCAATACCAGTAACTACACCACCGTTATTACCATCAAAATAATTGTTGTTAATTCTGATTTGATTGCAAGTTCTTGTAAAGTAAATACCACCGTTGTATTGGCTAGGAATAATTCCCATTGAATTTACAATTTGAATATCTCCACAATTATCAATTTTAATAGCAAAAGCTCTATTAAAGCCCCAATGCCAACCGCCTTTAATAACACTATCGCTAATGTTTTGCAGATAGATTGAGTTGTTTTGAATAAAACAGTCTGTAATTTCGTTTACATAAGCTGTTGCGGCGCCGCCTGAATCAGGTCTATAAAACCAAATACCACCTACATTGGTGGCTGAATATCCTGTGCTTGCAGATGCAATATGAACACGAATAATTTTACATACATTAGGGTTATTTAAAATAACATCATATTTAGTTTTTGTTCCTGATACAGAGTTATTAATAAATAAATCTTGAATAACAATTCCACTAGCAACAGTCGATGTTGTGGTTGTGCTAGTTGTAAATACGGTAATGTCTGTATTTGCAAGTAATTGACTAGAATCACCAACGCCTTGAACAGTTACATTATTTGGAATGGTAATAGCCGAAGAAACTAAATAAACTCCAGCGGGGATATTTACGCAGCCGCCTGAAGTTAAAGAACTTACAGCAGCTTGAATAGCTGCGGTATCATCTGTTGTTCCATCGCCTTTTGCACCAAAATCTTTAACTGAAATTGAATCGGTTAATTTTTCATAGATAGTTCTGTTTATAGCACCTGATGGCGTTGTCCCACCATTTTTTAAATCAAATTTTGGAATTAATGTTGTCATAGTTAGCCTTAATTAAGTAAGCCCTTTAGTGCCTGAAAAGTGCATATATACAAATATATCGCTACCTGAAGCAGATATGTCAGTTAAACGAATTACGCCAGCGCTAGGAGATGTAATAGTAAATAATGAAGCGCCGCCACTACCATTTTGAGTTACTAAAGGCGTTGCAGTAAAAGTAGTTCCATATCCAACTAAAGCGTATACAGTATGTGTAGCTTGTGGAGCATAATTTCCTCTAGTAGTGCAAACAGATAAAATTCCAGCCCACGCACCAGCATTGCCAGCATAAGTAGAAGTATTAATTGTTAAATCTAAAGTACCGCCAGCAGCAATATCACCAGAAGTTTGAATTCCTAATGCAGAACCCAAAGCTAACTGACCATTAGTAGTTTGAAAAGGCGCAACAGAAGTTCCAATTAATATATTTTTATTTACATTAAGGCTACCCGCCCCTGAGTCTGTGGTGTTACCTAAAGACATACCACCAGAAGGAAAAATATATTGCGCTACTTGAGTTGCGCCGTTAGTTAAAAAAGCTAAACCATATCCATTTAAACTACCAAAATAACTGTAATTATTTGGTACGCCATATATGTTAGTGCTTCCAGTATTGTTAAATCCCATTACGGTGTTTTGAACACCTGTTGTTGTGCAATCAATATATCCGTCTGCTCCAGCAGCAACTGTTCTAAGTAATCCACCAGATACGTTAAAATTTGTACCAGTCCATGTAAGATTAGAACTTGTAGCTAATGCTGAAGTGGAGCTTGCAAAAACAAGACCATTAGCAGTAAAAGATGTAAGTCCAGTACCTCCATATCCTGTACCTACAGTTGCGCCATTCCATGTAGCAATAGTAATAACACCAGTGGATGATAATTGCATCAACTTAGTATTGGCTACACCAGCATTATACCATTGGAAACCATCGCCAGCAAAAGCACTAAAACGACCAAAGCCAGTAGCATAGTCCATTACTAGACCATCGGCAGGAGGTGTTGCAGTAAATGTATTTGTTGTGGCTAAACCAGCAGAAGTAGTTAATTGACCTGTAATTGATTGGTCAGCAGTAAAAGTATTTGCTTCATCTAATTTAGGAAAGTCATTAAGATTTGCACGAACTAAGCGAAGAGATACTACTGCACCTGAAGCAAAAATAGTTCCTGTAGTTCCGTCTTGACCACGTACAATAGTAAATGTAGTTCCTGATACTGCAGTTACTTTAACAATTTCAATAGTTGTCTGAGTAGCTGCATCAGCTAATGTGCAATAGAAATATTGCGAACCTGTAGGAACAGGAAAGCCTGTCGCAGATGTAACAACCATTGAAGTTGCCACAGCAGTAATACCACCATTTAAAGTAGTATTACAATTGTTTGCGAAGAGCATATTTGCCATTAACTAATCAATCCAAAAGTTTTCCAAGTTCCAGGAGTTCCAGCAATTGTGCATACCCATCCTACATAACCACCAGAAGTAGGAGCTGCATTATAAGTAATATCTCCAACTCTCCAAGTGCCAGTTGTAGGAGCAGCTCCACTTTGTTTAGGAGGAATAGCAAAATAAGTACCTGATTGTGTATTATTGTTTAATACAATTTGACCTGTTGCATAATATGTTGGCTCAGCTTGAATTAATTTAGCGCACCAATTTTGATTGACAAATATAGGCCCTATACAAGTTCCTGATATATAAAGACTATAAGTAGGAGCAGTAGATTCAAATTTATTGTTTTCAATAGTTATATTGTTTGGGTTATAGCAAGCAAAATCGTATGTTGAATAACCAAAAAAATTATTATTTTGAACAATGACTCTATTTTGATTTGTTGTTGATGGAGTATTTAATTGCAATCCAACACCAACACCTAAACCAGCATCGTCTAAAAATCTATTGTTTTGAATAATTACAGTTGAGTTTGATGGAGTATTTAAAGGCTGTCCCCATATACCAATTACTGAAGCCCCTGTTGTGCTTGCAGATTCAATAATATTATTTTGAATAATAAGGTGTTCTTGTACAGTTTGAAACTGTATACCTACTTGAGAAGCACCTACAGAATTAGAAGTTAATATTGTATTGTCTTGAATAATTACAGACCAAGGTGTATTTAAACTAATTGCAGTAGCAAAACCATAAATAAAGTTGTTAATAATAACATCAGCTTCTGTGTTTGATGCTCCTAAAATAATTCCAATATTATTAGCTGTTCCTGCTCCACCGCTTTCATGTACTATTTGATTATTTTCAATAGTTACTAATACAGAATTTCCATTTAAATTAATTGCTGTATTTACTTGATGAATAGAACAATTTGTTATGTATGATTGCCAAGCATTGTTAAATTGAATGCCAATATTAAAACCTTTAATTGCTACTCTATTAACATAAAAGCCATCATTTTGTGATGTTGGATAAGTTCCAGCAGCAGCTAATATTCCAGTAAAGTTTGTACCAGAAAAAGCAACAAAACCAATATCTTCTACAAACTGCATATTGTTATCTTCTACAGAAGCAGTAAAATGTAATCCATCGCATCCATAACAAGAAATAACAGAAGCAACTCCACCATCACCATGCAAAGAAACACCATAAGGTAAGTTTATTTGAGTTGTAATTTTATAAGTTCCTGCTGGAATGTAAACAGAACCACTAGGACCTGCGCCAGCAGTAGTTGTAGAAATAGAATTAATAGCAGCTTGAATAGCTGCTGTATCATCTGTAGTTCCGTCTCCTTTAGCTCCAAAGTCTTTAACAGATACACATTCTTGAAGTTTAGATTGTACAGTACGGTTAACTGCTCCAGTGCTTTGTTCATTATAAGTAACGTTAGAAGAACTAATTACTCCACCAGATAAAGGAAGATTGTAAATAGCTTGTACAACATCTCCAGCATTTAAGCCAGAAGCCATTGTAAACGAGGTAGAAGTAGATTCAGTGTAGTTTACGTTAACTACTTGCTTGCTACCGTTAATAAAAATAGCTAAGTTGTCAATACCTTGTGTATAAGACCAAGGAAGTGTAAATACTGTCTGACCTTGAGTAGCAGTAAAGTCAGCTACAGAAGTACCAGAAGCACTGCCACCGCCTCCACCACCAATAGCAAATAAATTTAAGCTACCTGCAGTGATACGTAATTCTACGCTATCGCTAAGGTTAAAGATTTGAGGAGCAGTGCCTTCTTGACCACGCACAACAGTAAGGACATCACCAACACGTTCAATACATTCCACAATCTCTGATACTTCAGGGTTATTGACTTGTACTAAAGTCAACATGAAGTAGTCGCCAATAGCAGGCTGTGGGAAGTACTGACCTGTGCCTGCAGTAAGTTGCAGAATAGTATCGGTAGGCGTAATAGCTCTAGCTAGTACGGTAGAAGCATTGTTTGTAAATAAAGGACGTGACATTGAATTATCCTACTGTAATAGTGTTTACTAAAAAGCCATTGACTAAACGA